CGCCCGCGGCGGCGGCCGCGGTGTCCGAGCACGTGTTCGGCACCCGCCGGCTGCCGGACGCCGGGCCGCTCTCGGCGGCGGGGCTGGCCGCCGCCGGGCTGACCCCGGCGGAGGTCGACGCGGTCCGGGGCCGGCTCGCCGAGGTCGACGCCCTCAACGACGCCGTCCGGTGGGCCGTCCCGCCGGCCCGGCTGGTGGCACTCGGGGTCCCGCCGGCGGCGGTCGCCGAATACGGCGGCGACGTCCTCTACGAGTTGTTCCCCGGGCGGGAGGCCGCCCTCGACGCCGCCGAGCAACTGGTCATGGGGGCCGGGGTCGTCGTCGGCGGCCCGCTCCTCGACCCCGCCGACGCGGCGGTGTTCGAGACCGCCGTCCCGGCCGCGGCCGGGGCCGGGGTCCTCTCGGTGGAGGCGCACATCCGGATGATGGCGGCCGTCCAGCCGGCCCTGAGCGGCGGCATCTCGAAGACGATCAACCTGCCGGCCGACGCCACCGCCGCGGACGTGGACCGGGCCTACCGGCTGACGCACCGGCTGATGGTCAAGTGTGCCGCCGTCTACGCCGACGGGTGCAAGCTGTCCCAGCCGCTCTCGGCCGTCCGCCGCGTGTCCCGGGCCGACCGGCGGGCGGCGGAGGGCAAGGCCGCGGCGGCGGCCCCCGGCCGCCCGGCCCCGGCCGCCCCCGGGGCGTCGCCGGCCCCGGCCGCCCGGGTCCGGCTGCCGGACCGGCGGACCGGGTACACCCAGAAGTTCCGCGTCGGGCGGGGCAAGTTCTACGTGCGGACGGGCGAGTACCCGGACGGCCGGCTCGGGGAAATTTTCATCGACTGCGCGAAGTCCGGGGCCGGCCTCCGGGCGGTCGCGAACGCGGTGGCGACGACGGTCTCGATCGGCCTCCAGCACGGGGTCCCGCTGGCCGCGTACGTCGACCTGCTCCTCGACACCCGGTTCGAGCCGGCCGGGGTCGTTCAGGGGCACGACCGGGTCAAGTTCGCCGGGTCGTTCCTCGACGTGATCGCCCGGGATTTGGGCCTGACCTACCTCGGGCGGGACGAGTTGTCACACGTCCAGCCACCGGCCCGCGACCCAGGGGACGCGGGGGACGCCGGGGCCGGCGACGCCCCCGCGTCCCCCGCCCCCGCCCCCGCCCCGGCCGCCCCGGCCGCCCCGCCGCCGGCCCCGCTGACGGGGTACACCGGCGAGGCGTGCCACGCCTGCCACTCCTACACGGTCCGGCGGACCGGCAACTGCCGCATCTGCGACTCGTGCTTCACGACGTCGGGCTGCGGCTGACCGAACGAATTCGCAACCGGGGTTGACCGCAACCCAATCCGGTATATACTTCCCGTGTCGGCCGGCGCAACCGGGTGCGCCGCCGGCGGAGGGCCGGGCGATGAGCGACGACGCGGGGACGACGGCGGGCCGGCTGGCCGACCCGTTCGACGTGCGGGACGTGAAGTTTAAGCCGCAGATGGTCAAGGCCAACCGCTGCCTGGCGATGCCGTACGTCGACGCCCGGGTGGTCCAGGACCGCCTGGACGAGGTGCTCGGGGCCGGCGGGTGGTGGGACTCGTACGACGTGCTACCCGACGGGACGGTCACGTGCCGGCTGACGTGCGTCCTCGACGGCGGCGCGGTCTCGAAGATGGACGTCGGGGCGCCGTCGGAGCAGCCCGACGCCGGCGACCGGATGAAGGCGGCGTTCAGCGACGCCCTCAAGCGGGCGGCGGTCAAGTTCGGCGTCGGCCGGTACCTGTACCGGCTGTCGTCGACGTGGGTCGACTACGACCCCGTTAAGAAGCAGATCCCGAACCCGCCGGCCCTCCCGGACTGGGCGACCCCCGGCGGGGTCGGGCGGCCCGCGTCCGCCCGGCCGGCCGGGAAGCCGGCGGCCCGGAAGCCCGCGGCCGCGCCGCCGGAGGCCGACCCGCGGACGGGGCCGGAGTTGCTCCGCCGGATGGAGGACGCCCAGCGGAAGCTGCACGCGGCCGGCCGGTGTGGGCCGACCGACGTGGTCGACGGGGTCCGGCGGGACGGGCAGCGGCTGGGGTGGGTCCACGACGTCCGGTCGTGGGAGGGCGGTCAGGTGACCCTGGCCACCCAGTGGGTCCGGGCGATGGTGGCCGCGTTCAACAAGGCGGCCGGGGGTGAGCGGCGGGACCAACCCGTCTCCCCGGCGGCCGGCGCGGCCGGCGACAACGGGAGTGAGACGTGAGCGACAAGGCGGAAGAGGTCAAGGCGTCGTATCCGGCGTTCGGGGAGTACGAGGCGCACCCGCTCCTCGCCTACTTCCCGGCCGGCAGCGCCACCGACGTCGGGGCGCTGGAGGCGTCGGTGCTGAAGGTCGGCGTCCAGACGCCGCTGACCATCTGGAAGGACGCGAAGGGGCGGACGTGGCTGGTCGACGGCCGCACCCGCCAGGAGGCGGCCCGGCTGGCGTACAACCGGCTGGTGGACGCCGGGGAGCCGCCGGTGGCCGAGAACGGGGTGCCGATCCAGCCGGCCGTGTGGGAGTTGGCCGGCGACCAGCAGGACATGTTCCGGTACGTCCAGGGGTCCCACATCCGGAAGCACTACACCGAGAGCCAGAAGGCGGTGTACGGCGTCCGGGTGTACTACTACCTGTTCCGGCAGCAGCACGGCAAGCGGCTCCCGCCGGACACGGTCGCCGAGGTGAAGCTCGGCGGGCTGGACTCCGACGAGTTGGCGAGGGTGACCGGGTCCAACCGGGCGTACGTCCAGATCGTGCGGGCGATCGTCCGGGCCGGGAACGGGGACGACCTGCTCGACGCCGCGCAGACCGGCACCATCACGGTGAAGCAGGTCAAGAGCATGTACGAGGCGCGGCAGGCGGCGCCTGCCGCCGGGGCTGTGGAGGACGGCCCGCCGCCGGAGCCGGAGCCGGTCGGCGAGGCCGACGTCGTCAAGGACGGCAACGGCAACCCGGTGACGGACGACAAGCTCGCCGAGAAGTTCCGCGCCCGCGGGGCGTTCCGCGCCGTCTCGAAGATGATCGCCGACGTCGGCCGGGCGGTTGAGAAGTTGAGCAAGGCGCCGGGCGGGGAGAACATCGACTTCGAGGCCGTCGACAAGTCGCTGGTGGCGGTCTGGAACGGGCTACGGCAACTGATGCCGCACGAGCCGTGCGGCGACTGCGCCGGGGCCGGGAAGGTCGACGGCAAGAAGTGCAAGCGGTGCGGCAAGACGGGGTATCTGACCCCGGCCATCCTGAAGGCGGAGAAGGCGGCCGCCAAGAAGGGCGGCGCCCAGAAGCCGGAGCCGGAGCCGGAGCCGGCCGGCGCCGCCTGACGCCCGGCGTAGTCCGCCCCGCCCCCCCCCGCCCCCCTCGGCCCGGAGGGTCCCGTGCAGCAGACGATATTCGACCTGGTCCCCGACGGGGACGGCCCGGCCGACCGGCCGCGGCGGGTGACGGTCGCCGACGCCCGGCCGTACCAGTTGGGGTGGGCGGACGCCGTGATGGCCTCCTGGGCGGCGGCGCCCCGGTGCCTCGGGGTCGCGGCGACCGGCGCCGGGAAGACGATGGGGGCCGCCCTGGTGGCCCGGCGGGTGATCGACGGCGAACTGGACGCCGTCGCCCCCGGCCGCCGGCGGGCCGTGCTGGTGGTCAGCGTGCGGACGCTCCTGACGCACCAACTGGCCGCCGACCTGGCGGAGATGCTCCCCGGGGTCGCGGTCGAGGTGGAGCAGGGGGCCGACTTCCGGGCGCGGGGGACGGCGGCGGTCGTCTCCGCCTGCCTCCCGTCCCTGACCCGGCGGCGGCTGGCCGCCCTCGGCCCGACCCGGTTCCAGGCGGTCGTCCTCGACGAGGCCCACCACTACAGCCCGGACCACGTCCACCTGACGCGGGTCCTGGAGTTCTTCGGCCCGGCCACCCGGGTGCTCGGGCTGACGGCGACCCCGGACCGGGGCGACGGCCAGGGCCTCGGGGCGGTGTTCGACCGGGTCGCGTTCGACTACCCGATCTGGCAGGCGGTCAGCGACGGGTACCTCGTCCCGCCGTACATGGCGTACGAGACGTGCCACGGCGTCCGGCTCGACGGCGTCCCGACCGACGCGGGCGGCGACTTTAGCGCGGACGCCCTGAACGCCCGGATGATGGAGGCCGGCCCGGTCGCCGCCGTGGTGAAGGCGGCCCGGTACTGGTCCAACTACAGCAACGGCCGGGCGGACCGGCGGCCGACCCTGGTCTGCTGCGCGTCCGTCCCCCACGCGAAGCTGGTGGCCACACTCCTGAACGAGTGGCACCGGTCGACCGGGAGCGGGGCCGCCGCCGCGGTGTTCGGGGCGCAGCACCCGGCCGACCGGGAGGTCGCCATGAAGGACTTCCGGGAGGGGCGGGTGCAGTACATCTGCCACTTCGACGTGCTCACGGAGGGGTTCGACAGTGAGTTACCGAAAGTCATGGTGAACGGCCGGCCGACGCGGATGAGGTGGGTGTTCGCCCAGAACGCCGGGCGGCTCCTGCGGCCGGCCCGGGACGTGGCCCGGCGGCTCGGGGCGGAGCCGGACGCGGCGGCCCGCCGGGCGCTGATCGCGGCCAGCAGCAAGCCGGGCGCCATGATCGTCGACGTGGCCGGGTGCGACCACAAGCTGAGCGTCGACCTGCTCGACGTGTTCAGCCGGCCGGCGGACCCGCCGCGGCTCCGCGAAGAGGCCGCGGAGCGGGTCCGGGCGAAGAGTGAGGCCGGCCTGCCGGCCGACCCGGCGGCGGAGTTCGCGGCCCTCCGGCGGCTGCGGGACGCGGAGGCGGTCGCCCGGTGGGCCGGCCTCCTGGTCGGGGCCGACACGACGGCCCGGCGGGTCGACCCGTTCGACCCGCTCTCGGTCACCCCGGGCCGCGAGCCGCCGTGGGTCCGCGGCCGGCGGCCGACCGAGAAGATGGTCGGCGCCCTCGACCGGGCCGGGGTCCCGCCGGCGGACGCCCGGCGGCTGACGTTCTGGGGGGCGAAGGCGATCCTCGATGCGGCGGCGGCCCGCCGGGAGCAGGGGTTGTGTAGCTACCGCCAGGCGCGGGTACTCCGGGCACACGGGGTCGACCCGCGGCTGGTCACGTTCGCGGAGGCGTCGGCGGCGATCGACCGGCTGGCGGCGAACGGGTGGAGGTGGCCGGATGCCCGATGACGCGGACTGGCGGCGGACCTTCGCCCGGGTGCTCGACCGCCTGACGGGGGTCGATGACTACGGCAACGGCCGGGGGCGGGCGCGGTGCCCGGTCCACGGCGACGCGGCCGACCTGTGGCTGTCCGTCGGCGACGGCGGGCGGCTCCTGGTCCGCTGCTACCCCCGGTCGTCCGGGACGCCCGCGTGTCGCGTCGACGCGGTCGTCCGGGCGGTCGGGGCGGAGATGGCTGACCTGTACCCGCCCCACCCGGACGCCGGCAAGCCGCCGGCCCGGCCGGCGGCGGGACTCAACCGGGAGGGCGGCGTGAGAAACCGGCCGGACGGCGACCGCGGCGTGATCGAGTCGTTCCACGAGTACTGGGACATCGGGCCGGACGGGAAGCCGTTCCTGTCCTTCGAGGTGATCAAGAAGCGGTTCCGCGACGGGTCGAAGGACTACTCGCAGCGGCGGCCGAACCCCGCCTTCGAGCCGGCCATCCCGGCGTCGGAGACGAACCAGGAGTGGATCTGGAAGGTGGCCGGTCACGTCCGGCCGGTCCTCTACCGGCTCCCGGAGTTGCGGGCCGAACTGAAGGCGTCGCCGGAGCGGTGGGTGCTGGTCGTCGAGGGCGAGAAGGACGCCGAGACGGCGGCGGAGTTGGGGCTGTGCGCGACGACCAGCCCGGGCGGGGCCGGGAAGTGGCGGTCGGAGTTCGCCCAGGAACTGAAGGGGCGCAACGTCCTGGTGGTCCCGGACGAGGACCCGCTGATGCCGACGGACCGGAATGACCTGACTGAGCCGTGGAAGTCGCCCGGGCTAGAGCACGCCCGGGCGGTCATCAAAAGCCTGGTCGGCGTCGCGAACGTCGTCAAGCTCGTCCGCCTTCCGATGCCGAAGGCCCCCGGCTGGGACTTCAGCGACTGGCGGGCCGAGCAGCCCGGCCCGGCGGACCAGGTCAAGAAGCGGTTCGCGACGGTCGTGAACATGGGCGCCGTGGTCGAGCCGCAGATGCTTTCGCGGCTCGACGAGTTGCTGATGGCTCAGACCTACCCCGGGGTGCCGACCCCGCCGCCGCCGAAGGCCGACCTGTTCGACCGGGCCGGCCCGGCCGCGCCTCGGCCGGAGGATCAGACGCCCGCCTCGCCGCCTCCGCCCCCGGTCGCGGTCCCACCGCCCACTCCGGCGCAACCAGCTGTGCCGGCTGGGGCCGCCATCACGGCCGCCGTCGCCGCCCTCGGGAAGGCTTCACCCGGCGGGCCGCGGTCGCCGGCGGAGTGGCTCGGAGAGGTGATGGTTGCCTTCGCGGGGTTCCAGGCGGCGTTCGGCGACGGCCGGTTCGAGGCCGGCCGGGGTCGGGTCCGGGAGGCGGCCGTTCTGCTGGCCGCCCACCTGGCCGTCGGGGCCGAGAAGTTCGGCGGCTGACGACCCGCCTTGACTGCCCGCCCGGCGGGCGGTATACCGAGATGGTACCAACCCCGGGGCGACCGTGTTCATCCGGTTCGTGGTCGACGCCGACCCGGTGCCGCAGCCGCGGCCAAAGTTCCGAGGCGTCCTGAAGGCCGGCCGTCCGGTCGCCGTCGCGATCGGCGACCGCAAGGCGGCTGTGACCGCGTTCCGGGGGCAGGTCGCCATGTTCGCCCGCCGGGCCGCCCCGGCCGGCCGGTGGCCGCTCGACGCGGCGTACCGCCTGCTGGTGATCGCCCGCGTCGTCCGGCCGAAGGTGGTCCGGGCCGCTCTGACGCACCCGCCCTGCCACCGCAAGCCGGACGCCGACAACTACCTGAAGGCGGTCCAGGACGCCGCCAAGGGGATCCTGTGGTCGGACGACGGGCGGATATTCGACGCCCGGCTGGTCAAGCTCTACGCCGCCCCCGGGGCGGCCGGGTCCGTTGAGGTGTGCGTGGCCGCCCGCCCGCCCGCCGAGTCCAGCGACCCCGGCAGCGTCGTCCTCAGCTTCCTGTCCGGCGAGGGGCCGGACGTGACCCGCGTCTGACCGCCCGGAGGTAAGCCCGTGTCCGACGAAATGATCATGTGCCGCCCGGTCTGGCTCGACGCCGACGCGGAGGCGGCGGCCGCCCAGTACGCGGCTGAGGTCAACCCGAACAACCGCCCGGACCCCGAGAAGGCGTCCGGGCTGCTCGCGCGGATCCTGACCGCCCTCGTCGACGTCGGCGCCTCGGCCGGGGTCGCGGACGTGATGCCGCCCGGGTACATCGCGGCGTTCACCACCCGAATTTGGCCGGTCGCGGTCGTCAAGGACGTCCCCGTGGCGTTTCTCGACACCAACAACCAGGCGTTCATCGCGAAGGTGCTGGCGTACGCGAACAGGTGGGGCCAGCGGTCGGCGGCCCGGTTCCGGTACACGGCCAGCGCGGCCAACGCCCTGTGCCGGGTGGCGACGACCCCGGGCCAGGGTCACTACTCCTACATGGGGACCGACAACAAGCTAATCCCGGTCGGCCGGAACACGATGAACCTGGATTCGTTCGGGCCGTCGACGCCTGACGCCGAGTACGAGCGGGTGGTGGTCCACGAGTTCGGGCACTTCCTGGCGTTCATGCACGAGCACGCCCGGCGGGACATTCAGGAGCTACTCGACGTCGAGAAGACGGTCGCCGGGATGGCCGCGGAGTACCGCTGGCCGCGCGACATGGTAATGCAGCAGGTGTTCGGCAACACCCCGGAGTCGCAGCTGACCGGGACCCCGAAGGCGTACGTCGACTCGATCATGTGCTACGGGTTCCGGGGGGCCTGGACCAAGAGCGGCCGGCCGATCCCGGGCGGGCTGACGCTCAGCCCGGAGGACATCGAGATGGCGGCCCGGCTGTACCCGGGTGACGCCCCGCCGCCCCCTCCGCCGCCGGTCGCGGCCGGCAAGGTGTCGTTCCCGGTTGCGGTCGACGACGCCGTGGCCGCCCTGAAGGCGGCCGGGTACGTGGTCTCCAAGCGGCTATGATTCGCGACCTACGAGTCTTGGTTGTTCTCGCGGCCGCGGCCCTGATCGGGGTGCCGCCGGCCGTGCCGCCGCGCCCCGCCCCGCCGCCGGAGCCGCCGGCGCCGCTGGTGATCGACCCGGCCGCCAAGCGGCCGGAGCCGCCGCCGTACCCGGTGACGCCGTTCGCCGACGTCGTCGAGACGGTCGCCGCCGACCTGGCCGCCCTGAAGGCCCGCGGCGGCGACCCGCGGTACGCCCGGTACCTCGACCTGCGGGACGTGCTCGGGTACTCGAAGCGGGAGCGGCTCGCCGCCACCCTCACGCTTCACCTTAACCGGCTGACGGTCAACGACACGTACGTCCGCCCGGTCCGTATCTGCCCGTGCGTCCTCCGGGTCGACCTGACGGAGTTGGACCGCCGCGACCCGGACCGGGCGGCCCGGGTGTGGGAGGATCTGGCCCGGGTCAATCCCTACTACCTGATCCCGGTCATCCTCCCGGCCCCGCCGGCGGCCGCGCCGAAGACGGTCCGGAAGACGCGGCAGGTGCCGTACCTGGCGCCGAGCGGCCAGCAGTACGTCGACGGCCGGACCGGCCAACCGCTGACCCGCACCGAGGAGTACGACGAGGCGGTGCCGGACCCGGCGGCGGCCGTCGCGGCCGGGTCGCCGGTGGCCGTCAAGTTCGCCCCGGCCGCCGGGAAGGGGGCGGGCGGCGAGGAGTACTGGCTGCCGCCGGCCGCGACGGCCGCCGTGGTGAACCTGACCGGGAGCGCGACGCCGGTCGTCCCGGGGCGGCTGTTCTTCGAGCAGACGGCCCTGATGGAGGACGGGCGGGCCGGGCACGGCCCCTACGACTGGTGGGGCGTCAAGACGCTCGACGACGTGAAGAAGTTCGCCGGCCTCGACGAGGCCGGGGCCATCGCGGCCGGGCAGGAGCGGTGGGCCGTCCAGCGGTACTCCGCGGTTACGATCAACTCCCGCGGCGACCGCTGGTATCCGCTCCCGCGGCCCCTCGGGTACTGGGCCGGGACTTTCGACTCGGACGCCTCGGCCGACTTCTGGGACCCGAAGGCCGGGCGGCTGGTCAGGAAGTCCGCGTGGACCAACTACGGCGACGACTTCGAGCACGTGGCCGAGGAGCACATCTTCCCGAACCGGGTCGGGGTCCCGTGCGGGTCGATCAGCAACCAGAAGGGGGTCCTGGCGAACAGCGTCCCGCCGCAGATCGCGACGGCCGCGAAGCGGCCGTTCGGCAATGACACCCGAATCCACACCTTCTGGAGTTGTTTCGACTGCCACGAGGACGCCGGGCTGAAGGCGTTCCGGTGCGACGTCCGGCACCAGAACCGGGCCGGCCAGCCGTTCACGCTGCTCGCCCTGAAGGCGAACCCGGACAAGGCGGCCCGCGTCCTCCGGGGGCTGAGCGGGGACGACGTCTGGGACTGGTACGCGGCCGCCCGGGAGGGGTACCGGCGGGCGACCGAGGCGTGCTCGGGTCTGACCCCGGAGCAGGCCGTGGCCTACGCCCGGGAGGTCCGCACGGACTACGTGCTCGAACCGGTCTCCCTCCGGCAGGCGGCGGCGGAGTCGGGCGTCGAGCCGGGGGCGTTCCGGGACGCCCTGGAGCAGTACGTCGGCCGCCGGGCCGCGGCGAAGAAGGGGTGGGACCCGGTCCTAACGCAACTCCTGAACGGGGCCGGGGTCCGCCGCGAGCAGTGGTCGGACCGGTTCGCCCTCGTCCAACTAGCGATCCGTGGGGGTGCGCCGTGAGTCGTCGGAGTCGCCGGGTGTCGCGCGGCAGGGAGTCCTCACCCGGGGCGTGGTCGCCGCCGGCCGCCCGCGGGTGCCTGCTCGTCGGGGTCGGGGTGGTCCTCGGGGCCGTCCTGCTGTCGGTCGGCCGGGCCGACCCGCCGGCCGCCGGCCCGGCCGTGCCGGTCCAGCAGCGGGTGAAGGCGTACGACCGGGAGGACTACGCCGCCGGGCTGGCCGGCGGGGGGCTGACGACGCTCCAGGCGCGGGCGTTGTGTGCGGACGTCGCCGACCTGAAGGCGATCATGGCCCAGGTCAGGGATATCCACGTCGCCCGGGCCATCAAGGACGGAATCGCCAAACCGGCCGCCCCGTCCCCGGAAAGCTCGTTCGCCGGTGTGATTAAGAGCAAATGTGCGAAGTGCCACAACGAAGAGAAGGCAAAGGGCGGACTGAAGCTCGTCGTCTCCGGCGAGTTGGTCCACCGGGAGCCGGACCAGTGGGCACTCATTCTCGGGCGCGTCGGGGACAAGTCCATGCCGCCCCCCGAGACGGACCCGCCCCTGCCGCCGGCGGAGTTCGACACGCTCATGCGGCGGGCCGGCGCCCCGCGGTAGGGGCGACTTCCGACACCGGCGCCGCGGGCGGGCTGACGATGGGGGCGACGGGAGCGATGGGAAGGTGGAGGGCGGCGGCGGTCCTGGCGGTGTTCGGCGCGGCCCTGGTGTACTTCGCGGCCCGGGAGGGGCGGCGGCCGGCGGCGGAGCCGCTGGCGATTCACCCCCTGCCGGGCGACCCGGTCGCGGCGGTCGCCGGGGAGCCGGCCCCGCCGGCCGAACCCGGCCCGGCGGCGCGGCGGGTGATCGGGGCCGGCGACGTCGTCGTTCCGGCCCAGCCGGCGGGCGGCGGGGGCGACCCGGGCCGCCGACCGGCGGCCCGGGTACCTGGTCAAGCACGTCGACCGGGCGTCGGGGTGGATGCTGGTTGAGGATCTAGGCGACCCCGGTTGGCACTCCGCCCAGCGGGTCGTCGACTTCCGAATCAAGAGGGCAGTCGAATGATCCGGGCCGCGGCGGTGTTGGCGGTGCTGGCCGTTTCCGGCACGGCCGGTGCTCAGTGTCGGACCGGCGGGTACGGCGGGTACGCCCCGACCTACCACGCCCCGGGGTACGTCATCGAGCCGGCGTACCAGCCGGAGCGGGTGACCCAGCGGACGGTCGTCAAGACGGGCGACGGGGTCGACGTCGAGGTCACGTCGGTGACGGACGTGCCGGCCCGGTACTACCCGTTCGGGTACTACCCGCCGCCGGCCTACGGGTACAACGCCCTGACCGTCCTCCCGGGGGTCCCGACCACGAAAGTGGTCATCGTCGAAAACAACGTGGGCGGGTACCCGGTCTCGTCCCGTACCATAGTGATACCCGGGGCCGCGAAGAAGTGACCGGCCCCGGCGTCCCGTACCCCTTCAGGCGTAGGAGAGTCCCATGAGGCTCGTGTTCCTGGCGGCGGCCGTCCTGGCCGCCTCGTTCGCGACGGCGGCCGCGGCGGCCGCGGCCGGCTGTGACCAGCCGCTGAGTTTCTTCGGCACGCGGATCGTGCCGGCCCCGGGCGGGGCGTACGTGATCCCGCCGGCGGCCCAGGCGGCCGCGTACTACCCGGCCCCGGGCCGGGCATTCTTCGTCCCGGCCCGCGACGTCGGGGCCGGGTGCCAGCCGGCGGCGGCCGCTGGGGTCGCCTACGGGGCGTACGCCCCCGGGGCGACGATCGTGTTCCGCGACGTGCCGCAGGTCGGGTACGGGGCGTACGCCCCGGCCGTCCCGTTCCGGCAGGCCGGCGTCGGGCACGCCGCCGCCTTCCGGGCGCCGGTCGGGTACGGGGCGGCCCCGGTGTTCCGCGACCCCATCCCGGTATTCCGGGAGCCGGTCCCGGTGTTCCAGACCCGCCCGGCCGGCGGGACGACCACGACCCGGTCCGTGACCCGCACCACGTTCCGCTGACCCGCCCGCGGGCGAGCGGCCTACCCACCGGCCGGCGGCCAGTTCCCGCCGGCCGGTTCACCACCCGAGGTTCCCATGAGCGGCAAGGCGAAGGCGGCGAAGGACGCGGACACCGGCGAGTTCGTACCGCCCCCGGCGGCGGCCCCGGCCGACCTGCTGAGGGTGCTACTCCCGGCCGAGGCCGGCCCGCTGTTGGACCTGCTCGAAGGCCCGGTCACGCTCTCGAAGGTCGGCCCGGCCCTCCGGGCGGCGGGCGACGTGTTCGACAAGGCGGTGCTGGCCCTGAGCGGCGCCCCCGCGGCGGCGGCCGCCCCCGGCCCGGTCCTGGCGGTGATCCCCTCCGCCGCGCTGTCCGACGACGAGGTGGCGGCCCAGTGCCGCGAGGGGATCGCGGCGGCCCCGCCCGCCGGGGCCGGGGCGGCCATCAACCCGCTCCTGGCCGGCCTGCTCGTGGCGGTCGTCCAGCGGGTCGCCGACCGGGTCAAGGCGTTCCTGAGCGGCCGCGGTCAGTAGCACTTACCGGTTGCAATCCGCCCGACTAGGTATATAATACCCCTACCGGGCCTCCGCGCCCGGGTGGGGAGGCGAGGCGATGGTGGCGACGACGGCCGCGAGTCCGAACCGGTACGGGTGGATGCTGCCGCGGGGCGGCGGGGCCACGGTGCTGCTGCGGCTGGCACTGGCCGACAGCGACTTCGCGGCGGCCGAGCACCTGATGGCCGCCCGCGGGCTGACCAACCGGGCGGACGTGATCCGGTTCAGCCTGGCGCAGCAGGTTGCGCGTGACGCCGTCTACGGGGCGGCGTGCCGGCAGCCGGCCGGGGGCGCGGCGGCGGAGGCGGCCCGGCGGCTCCTCGACCCGCCGCCGGGCGACGGGTATCGGGAGGCGGTCGACCTGATCCGCCTCGGGGTCGGCGTCTCCCAGCGGCGGGCCCGGGGTATCTCCGGGGACGTCCCGCTGCGGCAGTGGTCGATGCACGCCGGCGACAACCACCGGGCGGCCATCGCGGAGATATCCGCCGCCTGGGGGCTGGACTGCCTAGTGGACGCCGTCCGCCTGGCCCTCCGGGCACAGGCGACCGTCGACGGGTTCCGGCCGCCGGGCGGCGTCTGGTACTGAGTCGCCCCGGCGGGCCGGGGCGGGTCAACACGGGGGAGTTCGATGGAGTATCCGGGCTGGGACGAGGCGGTCGCGGAGGCCGCGAAGATCATGGCCGCGGACGGCGGCCCGGGGCGGCGGGCGGCCGCGGAGGCGGCGGCCCACCACCTGCTGCGGCGGGTCCCGGAGGGGCTGCTGCCGGACCCGCGGTCGCGGGGGGCCGGCGACCTGGTGACGCTCAGCGGGAAGACGCCGGGGGCCGACGGGGTCGGGCTGTACCCGGTCGTCGGGCACATGGTGCCGCTGGGCGAACCCGGGTACGTGGCGTTCCTCTTCGACCGCGGGTTCTACGGGGTGTACCGGGTCCTGAAGTTCAAGCCGCTGACGCCGGACGACCCGGACGGGAACGAGGGCGGGAACGACTACGTGGTCATCCACACGCACGAGACGCCAGTCGAGATACGGGCCTGATCCACTTCCGCGTGGGGAGTGGGGCTAGGGGCGGCGGGGCCGGTCACCCACCCGGGGGCCGGCCCCGCTCTTTTTCCGGGACCCTCCCGGATTTCTTCTTGACGTCTGCGGGTATATGGCGTATACCTTCATCACCGGGGAAGTGATCCCCGGGGACGCGAACCGGGGAAAGATATGCGGGCCTACTACTTCTCAAGCCGGATGGGGCGGGAACTGACGAGCCTGAAGGACACCGCCACCGGCCTCGCCTTTTGTCGGTCCGGGAGCCGTGTCGACGTCCGGCTGACCGCCGACGCGGCCGGGATGGTCCTCACCGGGGCCGACCTGGGGTCGTTCCGGCTGTCGTCGTCGGCCGCGAACGCCGCCGAGTTTCGCCGCCTGGCCGCCGCCGTCGCCCGCCAGTGGGCGGCCCGCTGACCCGCCCCAATACCCAACCCGGGGCGGGCCGGGTCCGCCCCCTACCGGAGGACTGACCGTGGAAGCGTGGCGTACCTACTACCGCAATCACCTGGTGCCCGCCTACCTCGCCCGCCTGGGCGACGCCGGGGCCGTCCGCGGCCTGACCGCCCTCTACGGCGCCCTGGCGACCCGGGACACCAAGCTGACCCAGAAGTCCACGACGTGCCCGCCGCCCCTGATGGCGTGCCAGGACATGGTCGTGGAGGCGGCCGACGCCGTCGCGTACCCGCTCTGGAAGGAACTCGGGTTGACGAAGGTCAGCGAGGTCGAGTCGGCGTGGGCGGAGGTCGTCTGGGAGGCCGACCAGTCCGCCGGGGAGCCGGCCGCGTGCCGCGTGCTCCTCAACTGGTGGGACGACACGCCGCAGGACGAGGCGTACCCGCTCCTGGCGGCCGAGGTGGAGTACTGCCTGAAGGTCGCCGCGGGCGTCCCCTGCCCGGACCCGGCGGGGCCGCCCCCGCGGCTCGCCCCCGTCGCCGCCCGCCCCCGGGGTGAGCCGTGCCCGTTCTGACCCGCCGCGGGGAAATCCGGGACGGCCCCGGATTTCTTCTTGACGCAGTCGGGTATATAGCGTATACCTTCATTACCGGGGAAGAGTTCCCCGGGGCCAGCCGACCCGGAGTGACTGAGATGACCCTCGCCGACGCCCTGACCCTGAAGGCCGAAGACGTCGTGATCCTGGCCGCCGTCCCGGAGTGCGGCCTGCCGGCCCGCCAGTTCCTCATCACCTACGCGGCCCCGGCCGGGGAGTACGCGGCCCACGTCTCCGGGTTCCGGGTCGGGGCGGACGGGCGGCTCGACCACTCCAACAAGCTGAGCCGGCCGCTGGACGGCGGCCGGGCGTGCATGCGGGCGATCAAGTACTGGACGAAGGCGTAACCCCAACCCACCCGGGGCCGGCCGCCGGCCCCCTTGCGGAGGACAGGCGAATGACGACGCTCACGAAGGCCGGCCCGCGGGTGTACCTGACGGGCCTGCCGTTCGGCCACAAGGACGCGGCGAAGAAGGAACTCGGCGCCAACTGGGACGGCGACCGGCGGGCGTGGTGGGTCGGGGCCGGGAAGGCGGCGGCGGCCGAGGCGTTCGTCGCCCGGCTGAACGCGGCCCCCGCCCCGGATGACACGGACGGGTGCCGGGTCTACGCGAAGGTGACTTACAAGGGGCGGACCTACTTCGTCGTGGCGGAGACCCGCGACCGGACGCGGTGCCGGCTGGCCGCCCTCGACAAGGCCGTCCCGCCGTTCTGGGCCGACTGCCCCGCCTGTACGCTGGTCAAGGAGCACGCCGGGCGGGAGGTGCGGGGGCGGACGGTCTACCAGACGCTCGGCGGCATCCGGGCGTTCGTGGCCGGCCAGAAGGCGGGCGAGGCGGCCGGTCTCCCGGCGTGCGCCGCCTGCGGGAAGCGGTCCGACGGGCTGTGGGTCGACGACGAGGACGGGCTGATCAAGTGCCGCGGGTGCTGTGACTTCCCCAGCCGTAAGTGCTAAAGTGTAGGGGTAGGGACCGTGAACCCCTACCCCTACCACGCCGGCTGTGAGGAGCCGTCATGTCCGGTCAGTATACCGCGCCGTCGAAGCGTTGTCCCCAGTGTGGGCGGGTTAGGCCGCTGTCCGAGTTCTACGTCCGGCACCGACCCGGCGCGCAACCGGTTTCCCCGTACTGCAAGCCGTGCACGATCGTCCGGGTCCGGGAGTGGCGGCAGAACAACCGCGACAAGTACCGGATCAGCCGGCGCAAGATGAAGTACGGGTTGACGCCGGAAGCGTTCGCCGACATGCTTCGGCGTCAGGGCGGCGGGTGCGCCGTCTGCGGGGCGACGGTCAGCGGCAACGAGTCGTGCCTCGACCTGCTGGTCGATCACTGCCACGAAACCGGCAAGGTTCGCGGCCTCCTGTGTCACGGGTGTAACGCCGGGATCGGGCATTTCCGGGACAACCCGGACCGGTTGACGGCCGCCGCGTACTACCTACGGCGGTTCCGAAAATCGAAGCGATCTGGTTGACGCGATCTGGTATACGGTGTATACACTACTCAAGGGAGACACGCGGGGGCGGGAACTCGAAGGCGGGAGGGATGCGGGTCGACGCCGGCCGGAGGTCCGGGCCTACCGGCGGCCGGAACCCAGCGGGGTGTGCAACCCAAGATTGCCCGGCGTCACGCCGGATGCCTGACGGCTCGGGGAGACGAGCGGAGTCCCGAAGTGTAGCGGTTATGCACACGGCCGGTCCTGGCAGACCGGGCGGGGCCGCGGTTCAAATCCGCGGCGGGACTTTGGCCCGGGGCCGGTGCGGGTCGCGGCGAGTTGGGACGTCGCGGCCGGCCGGCCCCGGGTGGGCACAAGACTGACGCCCGGGCGGGCCGCGTTCTGTGTAGGCGGCGCGGCCACCCGGGCGGCGGCGGGCGGGGTTGCGAGACCCGTCCGGGGTGTCGGGGGGTGGGACCCCCCGACGCCCGAACACACCGGCGGCGGTCGGGTAGCTGTTCTGCGGTGACACGCCGCGGGTGTACGTTGCCTGGCAGTACGGTAGGGAGATGTGCCAGGTCTTCCGCAGGCGCTGCGACCTGGCACACTGACGGGTAGAAATTCCAAGTAAGTGACCGGCCGCCGCCGGCCTTTTTTCGGAGGTGTACCATGGGCAAGCGGGCACGGGCGAAGAAGCGGGACCGGCTGCTGGCCGCCCGCCTGTCGGAGTTGGGCCGGCTGACCGCCGCCGCCCGGCAAGAGGCGGCCGGGGCGGCCGCCCGGGGCGCGGCCCTGGAGATCATGGCGGCCGCCGCCCCGCTCTCGGTCACGCCGGAGCCGATGCCGGAGATCCCGCACCCGGCGGCGGCGTTCCTCCGGTTGATGCTGACGCCCTTCGTCCCGCCCGGGTGGCGGCTGCGGGAGCCTCAGCCGTGCGACGGGGTGCGTCTGTTCGCCGGCGACCTGTCGGTCATCGTCACCGGGGCCGTCGAGGCGGACGGCCGGGAGTGGGCACACCTGAGCGTCGCCGGGCCGGGCCGGGTCCCGACGTGGGCGGAGTTGGTCTCCGTCCGGGACGCGATATTCGGCGGGGCGGCGTACGCCGTCAAGGTGGTGCCGCCGTCCGCCGAGCACGTCAACATCCACCCGGACGTCCTTCATTTGTGGCTCCCGAACGGGTTCCGGCCGCTGCCGGACTTCACCCGCGGGACGGGGAGCATCTGATGGTCGTGACCCTGACGCCGGCCGAGTTCCGGTTCGCGACCCGGGCGGGGTTCGAGCGCCAGGTCGAGAACCTGATCGCCCGGCGGGTCGACGGCAACGACTTCCGCGGCGACGGGTGGCAGGTGGCGGCGATGGGGGCGGTCGGGGAGTTCGTCGCGGCCGTCGCCCTCGGGCTTCCGTGGCGCGGCCCCGGGACGCTCCGGGGTCCGGACGTCGGGCCGCTCCAGGTGAAGTGGACCGGGTACGAAAAGGGGAAACTGATCGTCAAGGAGACGGACGACGCGGGGCCGCGGTACCTGCTCGTCACCGGCGTGTACCCGCGGTTCACGCTCCGGGGGTGGCTCCCGGGCCGGGCGGCGAAGCTGCCCGGGTATAAGAAGGAACTCCAGCCCGGGCGCCCGGCGTACTGCGTCGACCAGTGGCGGCTCTGCCCGGTCGAAACCGTCCTGTCAGCGGAGGCCGATCATGTCGGGGCCTAGCGTGCCGGGGCCGGAGGCGTTCCGGCTGACGCTGACGCGGGCGTGCGGGGCGTGCCCGTTCTCCCGCCGGGTGAGGCCGGGCGCGACCGGCGGCGCGGACCCGCGGCGGTACGTCGGGCAGGCGGCCGGGCCGTTCTGGCTGCCGTGCCACGCGGCGGCGGGCTTCGAGGCGGAGCCGCGGGACACGGGTGACGGGACGACCGCCCGCGGCGTCCGGCGGGGGATGGACCTGCCACAGTGTGCGGGCGCGGCGATCTACCGGGCCAACTGCGGGTACGACGACCGGTTCGGCGGGGCGGCGGCGGCCGCGCTCCACCGGCTCCCGGCTGACCGGGCGGCGGTGTTCGCGACCCCGGCGGAGTTGCTCGGCCACCACCTCGGGGTGTCCCCGGCGGCGGCCGCCGAGATCCTCCGGGCGTGGCCGGTCGAGCGGTGCCTCGAAGTCGAGTTGGGGCGGCGGGGGGTCGACGCGGTCCCGGTGACCGCGGCCCCGGCCGGCGGGGCGGGCGGTCAGGAGTAGTCACATGGCCGGCGAGACGAAGATCGAGTGGACGGCGCGGCGACTCCCCGACGGTCGCATTATCCCGGGGGGCACGTTCAACCCCTGGGTGGGGTGCACGAAGGTCAGCCCGGCCTGCGACCACTGTTACGCCGAGCGGGACGCCGACACCCGCCGCGGGTTCGTCAAGTGGGGGCCGCCCGGGTCCGGCGGCACTCGCCGGGTGACGTCTGACGACTACTGGCGTGGGCCTGAGCGGTGGGCGCGGAAGGCCCACGCGGCGGGTGTCCGGATGCTGGTGTTCACGGCCTCCTGGGCGGACGTGTTCGAGGACTGGCCGGGCCACGTCCTGACGTCGTCGGGGCAGACCTACGTGAAGGGCGGCGGGCTGCCGTTCCGGGGGGTCGACCGCCCGGGGCCGGGCGACGCCCCGGTCACGCTCGGCGACCTGCGGGACCGGCTCTGGCGGCTGATGGCCCGGACGTCGCACGCGATCGACTGGCTCGTCCTGACCAAGCGGTCGCGGACGATGGTGATGGAGTGGCCGCTGCTGGCCGAGACCTACGCCCGGGAGTTGGAGGCGGCGGCCGTCCACCACCCCGCCCTCCGGCCGGCCCTCGACCACTTCCGCCGCACCGGCCTGGCCCCGAACATCTGGCCGGGCGTGACGGTCGAGAACCAGGAGTGGGCCGACCGCCGGGTGCCGGACCTGCTCGGGGTGAGCGCCCCCTACAGGTTCGTCAGCGCGGAGCCGCTCGTCGGGCCGGTCGTCATGATGAGGCCGACCGCCGGCGTCCCGGACCGGCACGTCAACTGGCTGAACAACCCCGACCCGGCGGACCCGATCGGGGGGCCGGGGTCGCCCGGCGTCCACTGGGTGATCACGGGCGGGGAGTCCGGGCCGGCGGCCCGCGGCGGCCACCCGGCCCGGTACCGGTCCCTCCGGGACCAGTGCGCGTCGGTCGGGGCGGCGTTCTTCTACAAGCAGCACGGGGACGTGGTGGCGGTCGATCAGGTTCCGGATTCGTGTAGGACCGAGGCGGGGACCATGCCGCTGGTGGGCGGGCAGTTTGTCCGGCTCGGGCGGCGCATGGCCGGCCGCCTGCTGGACGGGGTCGAGCACTCGGCTATGCCGGCCGCGGTTCTGTGAAGTGGACTCGGCGGTTGCGGGGCTTGTTGAGCCTCGTTACTGATTCCCACAGTTCGTGGCGGATTGCGTTCATTGCTTCCGGAATCCGATACGGCGGCTTGGTCGACGTCTTGATTTCCGCCCATTGTTTCTTCATGACTTCGCCGAGTCGGATCACGAGCACGGCCTGTTCCTTCTTCAGCCGCAGGTACGGTAGTAGAAGCCGGAGGCCGGAGACGGCTCGTACGTCTCCGGCCTGCCAGACGTGCCATAGCTTGTGCTTCGGGTTCTTCGGCTGGTGAGTATAGACCCGGCCGCCGAACGTTTCCGAAAGCAGGGCGGGGATGATCGGCTCTGTCTGTGATAAACCGAACTTCGGGTAGTAGTAGATGACCGGTCCGCAGCGGTTCGCCTTAACATTCTTCCGCGTCCGCTGAACCGTGATGTGGCCGTCGGAGTCGATTGCCCCGGCCAAGTAGGCAAGAAGGTGTGTGTCCACAATCCCTATTGTAGAAATAGGGCGATTGGGATACTATACCGCGTTGACTGGTAGCGTGCAGGGGGGTAGCTCAGCGGTTCCGCGCGGCGGGGGTAACGCCCTTCCGCGGGGCGGCGCGTCGGGGACTGTGGGGCGGCGGCTCGGCCGCCCGCCGCGGCACCACCCGGGACGCCGGGACCGGCCGCGGCGGCCCGCCGGGCAAGAACCCCACCGGAGCCGGTCCGGCCCGTAGAGCGCCGGCTTACTAGGCCGGAGGTCATTGGTTCAAATCCAGTCCCTCCTACTCATTGCGGCGGTTGGCCGTGGTCTACGTCGACGACGCGAACGTCGAGCGGGATTTCTTCGTGCAGGTGGGCGGCCGCCTGCGGGCGGTCCGCGGCCGGTGGTCGGTCCTCTGGTCGGACCGCCGGCCGAGCGAGGCGGCTGCGGCGGTATACCACATCAACGTCGGCGCGAAGGTCGAGCGACCGTCCGGCCGCCGCCACCACTGGCTCCTGACCCGCCGGGCGCGGGCCGCGGCGGTCCGCAACGGGGCCGTGCCGGTCAAGTTCAACAGCGACTTCTGGCGGGCGCAGTGGGTCCCGAAGGACCCCCGGAGGTGACCGTGGGCCGCAACCGGTTGCGCGTGGCCCGGCGGGTGGTCGCCGGGGTCCGGGTCGAGATGCGGTACGACGCCGCCCGCCGGGACGTCGCCCTGGTGCCCGACGAGGATGACCTGCGGGCGGTCGACACCTTGTCGGTACTCAGGTTCTGGGCGATAATCGAGGAGTGGGCGCGGAGGACGGCCGCCGGGTCGCCGGGGTGGACGCTCAACGGGGAGCCGTTCGCCGGGCGGCCGGACCCGCCGGACGGCCCGGAGGACGCCTGGGATGGGGAGTCGTGGGGCCGGCCGGGCGGGAGGGAGGCAGACGGTGCCTTCGACTGGGACGGCAGGGCCGCCGCCGGAGCCGCCGGGGGACCCGGCGCCGCCGACGCGGAGGATCCGCGACCGGATCGTGGAGACCGTCACGGTGCCGGCCAGTTCCCTTCGGGTCAACCCCCGGAACTGGCGCACCCACCCCGAATACCAGACGACGGCCGTGACCCGGATCCTTGAGGCGGTCGGGTCGGTCGCCCCGCTGATCGCCCGCCGGCTCCCGGACGGCACTCTGGAGTTGATCGACGGCCACCTGCGGGCCGAGATCGCGGACAACGAGCCGGTCCGGGTGAGTATTACGGACCTGACAGAGGCCGAGGCGCTGCTGATCCTAACGACGTTCGACCAGACCGGCTCGCTGGCAGTCCCCGACGTCGCGAAGCTCGGCGCGAACGTCGCCGACTTGAAGGCCCTCAACGTCCCGCTGCTGGAGATGGGCTGGCCGGCCTACAAGCTGGAGGGCCTCGGCGGGTACGCCCCGCCGCCGGTCGAGGCCGGGCCGCCGCCCGGGGCCGGGGACCCGGGGACGACGGACGTGGACGAGGTGTACCGGGGGATGCCGGCGTTCAGCCAGGAGGACCAGGAGCCGGCGCACCGGGTGACAGTCCAGTTCGAAACGGCGGCCGACATGGCCGCGTTCGCGAAGCTGATCGGCCAGCCGCTGACGGGGTCGAGCCGGGGCGTCTGGTGGCCGGCCAAACCGTACCTGAAGAAGAAGGCGTTCCTGGCGGTCGACGCCCCGCCGGCGGGGGGCGGGCCGTGAACCCGACCTACCCCGTCTACGTGATCAGCAAGGGGCGGTGGGCGAACCCGCTGACGGCGAAGGCCCTGGCCGCCCGCGGCGTCCCGTTCCGGCTGGTCGTCGAGCCGCCGGAGTACGCCCGGTACGCGGCGGCGGTCGGCCCGCGTACCGTCCTGACCCTACCGTTCGCCGACCTGGGGCAGGGGAGCATTCCGGCCCGGAACTGGGTGTGGGAGCACGCCGCGGCGGCCGGGGCGGCGTGGCACTGGATTCTTGACGACAACATCCGAAACTTCTACTACCTTACGCACAACCTGAAGCACTGCACGACGTCCGGGACCACGTTCCACGTCATTGAGCGGTTCGCGGACCGGTACGCCAACCTGGCCCTGGCCGGGATGCAGTACGAGATGTTCGCCCCGCGGCGGACCAAGCTGCCGCCGGTCCGCCTCAACACCCGGATTTACTCCTGCATCTTGGTCCGCACCGACATCCCGTTCCGGTGGCGGGGGCGGTACAACGAGGATACGGACCTGAGCCTGCGGGTGCTGAAGGCGGGGTGGTGTACGGTCTTGTTCAACTCCTTCCTTTGTGACAAGGTCCGGTCGATGGCCATGAAGGGCGGGAATACCGACGAGCTTTACCGCAAGACGGCGGAGTTCGACGGCCGCCTGGCGATGGCCGAGTCCCTCCGGGCGCAGCACCCGGACGTCGTCACGGTGACCCGCAAGTGGGGGCGGTGGCAGCACCACGTCGACTACCGGCCGTTCGCCCGGAACGCCCTCAGGCTCCGCCCGGGGGTGGTCGTCCCGCCCGGCCCCGACCAGTTCGGGATGGAGTTGGTCCGCAACCCCGGCGTCGCCTGACGGCCGGCCGGGTGGCCCCGCCGCGCAGCCGGTTGCGCGGCCCGGCCGAACTTTCCCACTTCCGCGGTTGACTCCCGACCTAATTCGGTATATGGTACGTCTACCGGGCCGCCGTGGCCCGGCCGGCAACTCACGCGGCGGGGGCGGCGACATGGGCGGGCCGTACGGGGTCGACTGGGCGGCGGCGGCCGCGGGGGTGCGGCGGCGGCTGGCCGCGTGCGGCCGGGACGCCCCGGGGAACTGCATGTGGGCGGCGGGGTTCGGGGCGGCGGAGTTGCGGGGGTTGGGGGTGCGGGCGGTCGTCAACGCCGGCACGTGCGCGTACCGCCGGCTGCCGGAGCCGGAGGCCCACCGGCGGGGCGGGGCGGAGTGCTTCGGGTACGAGTGGGACCCGGACGCCCCGCTGAGCGTGGCGGCGATGGCCCGGGGGCTGATGCCGGAGTACCACGCCTGGTGTGCGGTCCAGCCCGGCACGCCGGGGTTCCCGGCCGCGGGGCTGATCGTCGACTTTTCGGCCCGCTGGTTCCCGGAGGTCTGCCGCGGGGGGCGGGCCGGGTTCACGTGCGCGACGGCCCCGCGGGGCATGACGTGGGAGACCCCGCCCCCGGCCGACCCCGAACTGATCGCCCCCGGCGACGTGGCCTTCGGCCCCCTCGGGGGGGTCGTCCGGGCGTTCTACGCGGCCGACCCGGAGGCGACGGCGTTCTGCGTGCTGGCGGCCCGGCTGGTCGCCCGCAAGGCGGTCCTGGTCGGCGAACTGACCCCGGCCCTGGCGGCCGACCTTCAGGCGGCCTTGGGCGGGAAGCCGCTGGCCGCCGACCGGGGGTACGACCGGGCGGCCATGACGGTGTCGGCGGCGGACATCCTCCGCGTGGTCCGCCGGCGGACGGCGGCGACCGGGTCCCCGTTCAAGGCGGCCGCGCCGTGAGACACTTTGAGTGGGACCGGGTTCGGGAGGCGGTCCGGTGGGCCGCGGCGGGCGGGCAGGCACTTCACACCCACCCGTTCATTCCTTGCGGCGCGCCGCGGCCGTTCGCCCTGGCGGCGGCCCGGGGGCAGGGGGCCGGTCACCTCTTCGACTGGGACGCCGGGCGGCTGACGCACGCGGCCCGGCGGCTCGGGGTGCGGATCCGGCTCGTCGAGCACGCGGACACGGCCCGGCAGCACGTCGACCTGTGCGGCCGGCCGCTCCGGGACGCGGCCGGGGCGTGCGGCCTGCCGGGGGTCTCGGCCCGCGTGTTCCTGACCCGGCGGGGCGTCCCGGTCCCGTACCCCGACGCCCTCCTGGAGTTCCCGGGCGTCGGGATCGGCCGCGGGGTCGGGGTCGACGACTGGGGCGTCTGGAACCGGTCTCACCCGCGGTGGCTGGCGGCCGGGCCGGACTGGCCGGCGGCGGTCGCCCTCGACACCGAGTGGCGGTGGCCGGAGCCGGTCTGGCGCAAGCTGCTGTCGCTCGCCGCGTCGCCGCCGCCGGACTGGGCCGGGTACGCCCGGCCGGTGACGGTCGGCGGCGTGACCGTGGGGCTGTTGTTCCGGGTCCGGACGGACCTGGAGCAGGCCGTGAGTTCGGCGGCGGTCGGGGACGGGGAGCGGCTGGCGGTCCTCGGCGGGCCGCCGGACTACTCCGAGGCCGGGGTCGCCGAGCGGTTCGCCGCGATGACCCCGGAGGCGTTCGCGGCCGCGGTCCGGCGGCGGTGGCGGCGGGAGCCGACGCCGGTCGAGGTCCGGCAGGCGTTCGGGCGGGGGGCGGCCGATGCTTCGGGCTGACGCGGTCGTGCCGGGCCTCCGGCTGTGGGTCGTCTACCGGCACCGGGGGCTGCGGACGGCGGCCGTGACGGTCGAGCGGGTCGACCCGGCCCCGTCGCCCCTCCCGTACGCGACGCGGGCCGACGGGCGGCGGGTGACGGTCCGCGGCCCGAACGGCGGGGCGGTCGAGGTGAGCCTCTTCGAGTTCGTCACGGGGCTGGCCGGGCGGGTCGTCGGGGAGCCGCTCTACGAGGTGACCGAGGTCGCCCTGAGCGGGGCGTGGCGGGACGTCTCCGCCGGGTCGGACCTGCGGAAGGCGCTGACGCTCTGCCGCGCGACGGCCGCCTGCTCGTACGTCCGGAAGGCGTACTTGACCCGCGTCGCCCGGTACGGGCTGAAGGGGACCGTGGCCGAGATGGCCGGCCTGAACGGCCGGGCGTGGGCGTGGGGCCGGCGGGCCGACCGCGGGGCGTTGTCGGCCCTCATGTGGCGGGGAACGGTCCCCGGGCCGGAGTCCGGCGCGGTCGAGGTGACGGGCAAGGACTGGGCGGCGCGGGCCAGGCACCCGCGGCCGCCGACTACCAAGGTGCCTGCGGAGGGCGGCCGGTGATGGACCCGGATGAGGCGGGGGTGGCGGGCGATGGGTTCGACGGCGAGGTGCCGCCGGACGACCCGGCGGAGGGGGCAACGGCGGTGACGGCGGGGGCTGAGGCGCCGCCGGCGGGGGGGCACCCGGTGAGGAAGGCGGAGCCGAAGGCGGGGCGGCCGGACCGGCTAGTCTCGGTCGAGTACGTCCGATCGCCGATCACGGAGGCCGGGGCCATCCGGCTCCTGATCGGCGTCGACTGGGACGAGGGGGTGGTGCCGCTCCTCGGGGACGTCGAGACGCTCCTCGACGTCCTGACGGACGAGCACCGGACGATCGTCGCCCACCACCTCGGGGTCCACGGGGGCAACCCGGTCGACCTGGAGGCGGCCGGCAAGCTGATGGGGATCGGCAAGAAGGCGGCGGCGAACGAGTACCTCGCGGCCTCCGTGATCCTCCGGCGGGCCGCCCGGGTGTTGCGGAACAACGTCGCCGGCGCGACGCCCGCGCCTCTGAAGGCGGCGACCGATACGGACCCGGGGCCGGCTACGGTGGCCGGCCCGCACCTGTGACGCGAACGCGGGGGCCGGCGGGACGTCCCCCCGGCCCCGGGGGCTGAGGCATGGCTGAGTTCGTCGGCGGGGTTGAGGCGCTCAACGAGCGGATCCTCCGGAACGTCGTCTACGAGGGGGGCGGCCTGGACGGGGTCGTCGTCCACGCCTGCCCGTTCTGCGGGGCGCCGGGGTGGCTGCGGATGTCGCTCGCCGTCCCGCCGGTCGACGGCGGCCCCGGGGAGTGTCACTGTTCGGAATGCGGGCGGACGGGCCGGCTCGATATTGTCCGGGGGGCCGGGGTCGTGACGCTCGAACTGGTGCAGACCGGCGGCCCGCCCCTCCCGGACTGGTATCACCCGGTCCCGCGGCTGGAGGGGGCCGCGGCGGAGGCGGCCGAGCGGTGGGCGATCCTCGACGTCGGGGCGACCCGCCGGAGCGACCGCCTCGTCTGGCGTGCGGCCGGCGGCGGGTGGACGGACAACCTGGCCAACGCCGCGCGGTACGAGGTCGCGGAGGCCGACCGGCTGCGGGAGCCGGGGTACGCCTTCCCGGTCCGCATGTCCCGGGCGCAGGCGTACGCGGTCGCCGTCGTCCAGGTGCCGCGGTCGTGCCCGATCTGGGACGACGCGACCGCCCACGCCGCGGAAAAGCCGACATGAGCGCCACGCCGTTCAAGTCGGCCACCGACGCCGCCGTGAGGGTGCGGGGTATGGGGTTCGAGACGCTCCCGCCGTCGGTGCTGATGGTCTACCTGACGGCGGCCCGGGTGGCCGACTTGAACGGCGTGTTTACGATGAGCGCCGTTGCCGCGGCTATTGGGCGGCCCGACAAGGTGGCGTGGGTGTGGCAGTGCGTGATTCGCCTGGCGTCGGCCGGGCTGGTCGAGGCCATGACCGTGAGCGTCGGCCACCGGCGGTACCGGATCCCGCCGACCCGGCTGATGGCCCCGGAGGAACTGAGCCGTGAGCGCGACGCGAAGTGACCCCGGGCCGACCCGCGAGCGGCTCCTGACGGAGGCCCTGACGTGGGCGGTCGGGTTCGTCCGCTGCCACCACCCGCGGGCGGCGGCCGAGTACCCGGACATGCGGCAGGCGGCCGCCCTGGTGGCCGACAAGGCGGCCCTGGTGACGGGGCCGTTCCAGATGGCCCAGATTCGGGCCGAGGTGGCCGAGGACGAGTTGGCGAAGCTGACGGCGGCGGCCCGGCAAATGACCGCCGCCGTCGACCGGCGGGACGAACAGGACGGGCTGGGCGCCGCCGTCAGGGACGCGGCCGACCGGCTCCGCGACGCGACCCCGGAGCCGACCGCGGACCCGCCGCCCCGGGCGTCCTGGCTGAGCGCCTTCGACCTGCGGCTGGCAATGCGGCGGGCGGCGGAGGACCTGACCAACATCCGGCCGCTGCCGGCGTGGATGGAGTACCCGGTGGCCGCGGTCGCCGCGAACCTGACGGCCGCGGCCGGCCCGGCGACGGCCGACGTGGTCGCGGTTGAGGGGTGCGCCCGGCGGACGGAGGCGGAGTTGCGGCGGGTCCGGGCCGAGTGCGGCCGGCTCGCAATGCTCCTGACGGCGGCGATCCCGGCGGGCGTCGCCGCCGACGGCCCGCTTCACCTGGCCGTCGACTCGCTCCTCGACCTGGCGGTGACGCCGCGGGAGTTGGCCGGGGTCGGCGGCCGCGCCACGCCGGCCCCGGACCCGGACCCGGTGTGCCCGCAGTGCAACGGCGTCGGGCGGGTCGTCACCGGCGAGACGTGTCCGGCCTGAGGGGCGCCCGACGTCGGGTACGAGGAGTACGCCAATGGGGCGGTCGGCGCGCCGGACTGAGCGGGGCGGCGGGTACGACCCGGGGGCCGGGACGGCGCGGGCCTTCGCGCGGGCGAAGGCGGTGCCGCCGCCGGCCCCCGGGGAGACGTGGTACCTGGCGGTCGGGGACGCCGACCGGCGGCTGGGGCCGACCGGGTACGCGGTCTACGAGGTCCGGGTCGACGTCTACCGGCGGCCGCCCGCACACCCGGCCGCGGTCTACGCGGGGTGCCCGGACACCCCGCACGTCGTGAGCGGCCCGGTATGCCACCCGCTCACGTACGTCTACCGGACGCAGACCGGGGCCGCCTTCTACGCCCTGACCGGCGGCGGCGACCGGGCCGGCCTTTTGCGGATCGACCCGTGGGAGGATCTATACCCGACGGCATTGGCGAGTCTCGACCCGGCCGCCCTGGAGGCGTACGATGAGCGGGCAAGAACAGACTTCCGGTAGGCTGACCCTGAACTACCGGACCGACCCCGACGCCTGGGTGGCGGCGGCGAGCTACGTCCTGACGCGGTACGCCCGGGCCGGGGTGGCGGCCCCCGGGTCCCTGGAGTTAGCCGCGGCCCTGACCCGGGCCGTCCCGCAACTGGTTGCGCGGCCGGCCGCCCGGGCGGCCCTGACCGACGCCCTCGGCGGGGACGTGACCCGGAGCGACGTGTACGCCGCCCTGAAGGTGATAACGTATGGCGAAGCGCAGGCCGAGAGGGGCCGTCCCGGGGAGTCACCCGCCGCCACCGCCCCGGGCGAAGGGGGTCCCGAGTCCGCCGCCGGACGTGCGGCCGGCCCCACCCCAGAGCGGCCGCCGCGCGGCCGCTCTGGATGACCGGGAGTTGCGCAACCTGGTGGCGCAACTCCGCGGCACGACCCGGAACGTCTACGGCCCGATGGCCTTCGTCGGGTGCGACCCGGACGAGGCAGTCTTCGCCCGCCTCCGGGCCGAGCACGGGCTTTTCCGGTGCGAGATGTGTGACACGTGGAAGGACGTCAGGCTCGACGAGGCGGTTGAGGACGTATGCGGCGAGTGCGTGGGCGAGTGACCCGACGGGCCGGCCCGGCCCCCGGCTACGGCGATTGACGCGGGAAGGTAAACCGCGTATACCTTTACCATGCGGCCGCCGGGCGCGGCCGGGTCGAATGCGGGGGTTGGCATGGCGACGGCGGCGGACCTAATGCGGGCCGGGCTGGCGGCGATCGGTGACCGGGGGAGGGAGTATGACCGGCCGGCCGGGGAGCGGTCGGCGGGGCGGGCGGCGGCGGCGTTCAACGCCGTGACCGGGCACGCGGTCACGGAGACGGAGGCGTGGCTGTTCCTGGCCTGCCTGAAGATGGTCCGGCTCCACTCCGCCCCGGGGCCGCACGACGACTCGGCGGCGGACGGCGCGGCGTACGTGGCCCTGGCCGGGGAGTCGAAGAAGGCCGGGGGCCGGACGGCCCGGCCGGTCGAGTACACGATCGAGGTGACGCCGGATGCCGCCCCCGGTGACGCGGTGAGCGTGAAGGTTACCGAGGAGACGCTCCTCGACGCTGCCCTCCGGATCGCCGACTTGGCGTCGGCCGCCGTGCGGATCGCGGCCGTCAAGCGGGTCCGGGAGTGGCTCGCCAAGCACGGTCTGCCGGACGAATCGCTCCCGGCCGCCACGCCGGCGGCCGGGAAGCCGACCGGCGCGACGACGGACCCCGACCGGGGGAACCCCGGCAGCCCGGTCAATCCCGTCGACCTGGTGAATACCGTCATTCTCAGCCTGGGGCGGCTGACGCCGGACCACCGGAAGCGGGCGCGGGTCATGCTGGCCGGGTACTTGGAGTCGGTCGACCGGACCGAGGGCGCCAAGGCCGCTCAGGACGCGGCGGCCGCCCCCGCCCCGCCGCCGCCCCCGGCCGACCCGGTCGGGGCGATGACCCGCGAGATGGCCCGCCTCGGCCCGGAGGCCCGGGCGGACGAGGTGATGAGGGTCCGCCGGTGGCTGGCCGCGGAGGACGCGGCGGCCGGGAGGGCGGACGCGGGGGCGGTCAACCCGCTGACCGCCCTGTTCGGGCGGCTGGCGATAGAGACCCGGCACGGCGGCCCGGCCAGCGGGGTGGAGGTGGCGGCGGCGGCGCGGGTCATCGACGACCTGTGGCCGGCCGCGAACGCCGGGCGGACGGTCGACAGCCGGGTGGTCGCCGTCCTTGACCGCGCGGTCGAGTGGGGGTTGATCCTTCAGGAGGTGGCCATCGCCCTTGCGGCCATGATCCCGGCCGACCGCCGCCCGGAGGTGCCCCGGGGCGTCGTCCGGCAGACGGGGTCCGACTTCGCCCCGTCCGGGCGGCTGGCCCGCTGGGTGGCGGCCGCCGGGGACGCGGTCGAGCGGATCCTGAGGCGCCGCAGTAGCGGGCGGCCGGGGTGATGGCCGCCGGGCTGGCGGCCCGCCTCGGCCTCGGCCTGGACGTCCTGACCCCGGACGGGCGGCAGAAGTTGGCCCGCCGGACCCTCTGGGACGCCGACCACGTGGTACCGGTGTCCGCCGGCGGCGGGTGGAAGGCCGGCCTGGCGAACGTCCAGACGCTCTGCACGGTCTGCCACCGCAACAAGAACGCGGCGGAGATGGACCGCAAGGCGGGCCGGAGGCCGGCGGAGCGGGTGACGGGCGCGCAACAAGTTTCCGCGGTCATGGGGCCGCTGCGGGCGGCGGTGGCCGCCCTGACGGCCGGGGGCGGGGCATGAGAGGCGGGCGGCCCGGGTACTGGCGGCGGCTGGCGGCGGCGGCCCTGGCGCTCGCCGCCGGGTGGGCGGCCCTGGCGGCCGCGTGGCGGGTACCCGCGGCCCGGGCGGTCCTGGAGTTCACTTTCCAAGTGGGGAGGCGGTCGTGAGTACGAACAAAGGGAGCGGGCCGCCGGCGGTCCGGGCGGAGTGCTACTGCGGGCGGGTTTTCGAGTGCGGCCCGGCGGCGGCCCAGGTCGACCCGGGCGGCCGGCCGGCTGCGGTGGGGATGGGGCGGGGACTGGGGGAAGGCACAACCGGGGGGCGGCCGTGGCTGAGAACTCGAAGATCCAGTGGACGCACCACACCTTCAACCCCTGGCGCGGCTGCACCAAGGTCAGCGCCGGGTGCGCCCACTGCTACGCCGACGCGCAGTCGAAGCGGAACCCGAAGGTGCTCGGGGTGTGGGGGCCGACCGGGACCCGCGTCGTGGCGGCCGAGGCGATGTGGCGGGAGCCGCTGAAGTGGGACGCCGCGGCGCGGGCGGCCGGGGAGCGGCACCGGGTGTTCTGCGCGAGCCTGGCGGACGTGTTCGAGGGGCCGGAGACGATGCCGGCTGAGGCGGTGCCGGTCGTGGACGCAGCCCGCGCCCGGCTGCTCTCGCTGATCCAAGACACGCCGCACCTGGACTGGCTGCTGCTCACCAAGCGGCCGCAGAACTTCGCCCGGTCCCTCCGGGCCGCCCTCGACACCGGCAAGCTCCGGATCAGCGAAACCAAGCGGGGGCCGAAGCACTGGAACGTCGTCGACTGGCTCCACGAGCGAAACTTCCCGCCGAACGTCTGGGTCGGCACGTCCGTCGAGGACCAGGCCGCGGCCGACGAGCGAATCCCCCACCTGCTCAAGGTCCCCGCGGCGGTCCGGTTCCTCTCCTGCGAGCCGCTGATCGGGCCGGTCGACCTGCTCCGGACCGTCGGCCGGGGCGGGCTGGGGAACGAGATCCCGCTCATCGGGTGCCGGGCGTGCGGGGGCACCGGGTACCACCAGGTCGACCCGTTCACGGTCTGCTGCCCCCGGTGCCGGCGGTCGGTGTTCGCCGACCGGGGCGCGGGCGTCGGGGTCCACTGGGTGATCGTCGGCGGGGAGTCCGGGGGCGGCGCCCGGCCGTTCGACCCGGCGTGGGCGCGGGCGATCCGGGATCAGTGCCGGGCCGCCGGCGTGGCGGTGTTCGTGAAGCAGGTGGGGTCCGCCCCGGTCGGGCTCACCGTCCGCGGCAAGGGCGGCGAGCCCACCGACATCCCGGCGGACCTGATGGTGCGCGAGTTCCCGACCCCCCGGCGGGCTGAGCCAGCGTCAGGGCCTCGTGCACGCTGAGCGTCGGGTCGCACAGCAGGGCGATCAGGGTGCGGTCGGTCATCGCGGCCCCCGCGGGGACGGGCGATCCATTGTACGGACGCCCGGGCGGGGGCCGGGTTCACGCGGGGGAGGGGATGCGGTGCTCAAGCGGGACGAGATGTTCGTGCTCGATAGCTGCCTCAACAAGGCCCGGGAGGACGAGATGCTGTTCGTGCTCCTGGCCCGGGACCCGGCGTTCCCGGCGACGGTCCGGTTCTGGGCCGCGGAGCGGGTGCGGCTCGGGAAGGACGGCCCGGCCAGCCCCAAGGTCCTCTCGGCGCTGGCGTGCGCCGCGGCCGCCGAGCGGGAGCACGCGGCGGCCGCGGCGGCCGACGTGCCGCCCGGGCGGCACCGGACCCAGGCCCAGCAGGTGCTCGACCTGACCGACCCGCCGGAGGCGGTTGGTCAAACGAAGCCGCCCGGCCCCGGGGGGACGCCGCCGGGCGCGATCATCGACGACGCCGACACTGACACGCCCATCGTCGTCGGGGGCTGACATGTTCGTCCTCGGGGTGACGGCGACGCGGCAGGGCCTGACGCCGTACCAGGCGGACGTCGCGTGGGCGTTCATGGCGTTCCTCGGCGCCGCCGAACTCCGGCACGGGGACTGCGTCGGGGGCGACGAGACGTGCGCCGCGCTCGCCGCGGCCGGCGGGATCGACACCGTCGGCCACCCGCCGGACAACCCCCGGCGGCGGGCGTTCTTTCCGAGTTCCGTGACCCTCCCGCCGGAGCCGTACGCGGCCCGGAACCGGGCGATCGTCCGGGCGGCCGGGGTGCTCCTCGCCATGCCGAAGGAACCCGTAGAACAGCCCTACGGCGGCACGTGGATGACCGTCCGGCTGGCGGCGGCCGCGGGCCGGCCGGTCGTCGTCGTCCCGCCGGCCGGCCCGCTCGTCGGGCACAAGTGTCACGACCCGCGGGTCGTCCTCGCGGCGGAGCGGGCCGTGTACTACGCCGCCGAGTGGCGGCGCGAGAGGGAGGACGCCGAGTGGCGACGAATCGCATCGACCTGATCCACCCGGGCGTCTACCTGGGGCCGTGCGCCGTCTGCGGCCGGCGGTCGATCCTGACGGGGTTCCCGCCCCGGTGCGAGCGGTGCCCGCCCGGGCCGCCGGCCGACGCCCCGCCCCAGCCCCCGGCGTCGGCGGCGGTGGTTGAGCCGGCCCCGCCGCCCGACGCCCCGGAGATGTCCGACGCCGAGCTTATCCTGACGATCCTCTGCGGCTGCCTCGTCGGCATCCTGATCGGGAGCTTCTCCTCGTGGCTGATCACCCGCTAGCGCCGCCGGCGACCTTCCCGGTGCTGCTCTCGCCGCGGCTCCGCCGGGAGTACCCGGGGTGCCCGCGGGCCGTCCCGTGGGCGCTCGTGGGGCCGCACGAGGCCCAGGCGGCGCGGAACCACCACCAGTCCCTCCGGCAACTCGCCGCCCGCGGGGGCCTCGACCCGCTAGAATTGCTCGCAGTCGTCAGCGACGTGCCGTACCCGGCGGAGCAGGTCCAGGCGGCCGGCGAGTCGGCGCTCGCCCACGCGATCAGGGACATCGCCCGGCGGGTCGCGCGGCTGGCGGCCCCGGGGGCGCCGGCGGAGGCGGCCCCGGCGTGGGCGTGGGCCTGCCCGGTCTGCGCCACCCGCAACGTGGCCGACCCGGCCCCCGGGGGCGGGCCGCCGCGGGCGGCCGAGTGCACGTTCTGCCGCGGGGCCTACGCCCTGCGGGTAGGCCCAGGAGCGGACGACCCGACCGGCGAGGCGGGCGGCGACACCACCGATGAGCAAAGACGAGGACCCGCCCCGGCGGATGAGCAAGACGGCCCAGGCGCTCCGCGAGAAGAAGATCCAGCGGATCGTCGAGCTACGTGAGGCGAACGTGCCGTTCCGGCTGATCGCCCGCGAACTCAAGGTGTCCGACACCCGGGTCAGGGAGCTATACAAAGTCCACTTCCGGCGGCTCCAGAAGCAGGTCCAGGAGACGACGGCCGAGCGGGCGATCGAGCGGCGGGGGCAACTCGAACTCCTCGACTCCGTCTCGATGCGGTTCGTGATCGCCGGGTCGGACCCGGCGACGATCGGCGGGTCCGGCCTGACCCCGCGGGACCTGTTCGCGGCGATCGAGACGTCGCGGCGGCTGAAGGGCGACCTGTGCCGCCTCGAAGGGCTGATCGGCGGGCCGGGCGGCGGGAAGGCGGACGAGCCGGCGCCGCCCCCGGCGGGCGGCCCGGAGGCCGGCGGCGGGCTGACGCCGGAGACCATCCACTGGATCCGGCGGCAGCGGTACGAGCGGCCGGGCCTCTACCTGGCGATCATGGAGAACTACGGGTTTGACCCCGAACTATACTCTACCCGACCCGACCGAGTTGCCGGGGCTGATGGCGAGCGTCCGGGCGGCCCGGGAGGCCCGGGCGCGGCCGCGGGCGGCGGCGGCCGACCTGGTCCCGAACCCGGCCCGCCTCACCCCGGCTGAGTTGGAGCGGGTCGCCCTCTCCGCCTCGACCCTGCTCGGGTTCGCGAAACTGTTCTGGCCGCTCGTCGAGCCGGACCGGGAGATGTCCGCCGGCTGGGCGGTGAAGTGCGTCGCCGAACACCTCGAAGACGTCAGCAACCCGGACGGGAGCATCCGGAACCTGATCATCAACATCCCGCCCCGCTGTATGAAGTCGATGCTGGCGTGCGTCTTCTGGTTCGCCTGGGTGTGGCGGGAGCGGCCGTCCACCCGGTGGATCTACTCGTCGTTCGCGTCGGACCTGACCCGCCGGGACTCCGTCCGCTGCCGGCAACTCGTCGGCCACCCGCTCTACCGGAAGCTGTGGGGCGTCCAGGTCCGGGACGGGCAGGACACGCAGACGCGGTTCGCCAACCAGTACGAGGGGTTCCGGTACGCCGTCACGGTCGGCGGCCAGGGGATGGGCGAGGGGGCGGACTTCCTGGTGTGTTTTCCGTACGATACCCCGGTCGAAACGGATGCGGGGCGCTTGCCGATCGGGCGGGTCGTCGAGGAGCGGTTGCCGGTCCGGATGCTGGCCTACGACCACGCGGCCGGGCGGGCCGTGTATCGGGCCGTCGAGGCTTACGAGTCGAACCCGGGTCGACCGGCCGTCAGGGTCAGGATGAGCAACGGCGCCGAGTTTACGGCCACCGACGAGCACCCCGTCTTCGTGACCGGCCGCGGGTATGTCCCGGCGGCTGCCATGATGCCCGGTGACGGGGTGGTGACTTGTGAGGCCGAATCAGGTGTGTCAGGTTTGCGCCAGGGAGTTTTACCGGCGGCCGGCGCACGCGGCGCGGTGCAAGACGGGGGTGTTCTGTTCGCACAAGTGCCACGGGGTCGGTCAGACCGGGCCGGGGAACCGGATGTACCGGGGCGGGCTGGTGGCGCGGGCCTGTGCGGCGTGCGGGGCAGCATTTGCGGTCGACCGGTCGATTCTGTCCCGCGGGTCCGGGGCTGCGAAGTTCTGTTCACCGGCCTGTCGCGGTGCCACGATCCGGGGGAGCCGGCACCCGAAGTACACGCGGGCGACCCGGCCGTGCGACTTCTGCGGCGACGGGGTGATCAAGAAGGCCGGCCACACCGGTCCGGCGTTCTGCGACCGCCGGTGTGCGAGTCTTTTTCACGCGGCGGCGATGAAGGGGGCGGGAAACCCGCGGTACGTGCACGGCCTGTCCGAGTCGACATACCCGGCCGAATTCCGTCGGCTCAGGCCGACGATCCGGCGACGAGATCGGCACTCGTGTCGGAACTGCGGCATGGGGCCGGGCGAGCACGGGTCGAAATTGCCGGTTCACCACATCAACTACGACAAGACCGACAACCGGCCGTCGAACCTCGTGACGGTGTGCCGCTGGTGTCACGGGCGGATGCACGGGTCGCCGGAGAGCCGTTTGCGCTGGGAGCGGCGGTGGTCGTGTCTGTTGAACGGGCTGCTCAGCCCGACCGCGTCTACAACGTCCGGGTCGCCGACGACCACAACTACTTCGCCGCCGGCGTCCTAGTTCACAACTGCGACGACCCCATCAACCCCCGGCGGGCGCGGTCGGCGGTGGAGCGGGCGGCGTGCGTCCACTGGTGGCGGGCGACGATGGCCCGGCGGGTGACGGACGAGCGGACGGTCCGGCGGGTCGTGATCATGCAGCGGCTCCACGAGGGCGACCTGACGGGGTACCTGACGGCGGAGCAGACGGGGTGGGACCACCTGGTGCTGCCGATGCGGTACGAACCCCGGCGGTACGTGTTCTTCGGGGCGGCCGCCGGCCGCCCCGCCGCGCAACCCGCTGCGCCGCCCGCCACGGCCGACGACGCGACCCTGGCCGGGGCGACGGCGGCGGCCGGGGCGACCGCCGACCCGGGGGCGGCCCGCGACCTGATCCGGCCGACCGCCCTCCAGCAGGCCCACCCCCACCTCCGGGACGGCCCGGCCGGGTCGGGGCGGGAGCAGCCGGGCGACCTGCTCTGGGCCGACCGGTTCCCGGCCGAGGTCGTGGCGAAGGCGGAGGCCGAACTCGGTCCGGAGGCCCCGGGGCAGTACGCTCAGCGGCCGTCGTCGGAGGCCGGCGACGTCTTCCGGCGGGAGACGTTCCGGCGGTTCGAGCCGACGTGGGAACTCCGGACGGACCCGGCGACGGGGGTCGAGGCGGCGGTGTTCTCCGGCGTCCGCCTCCACGGCCCCGGGGACGGGCAGGTGCGGGTGTTCCGGGCCGAGCAACTGACGTACTTCCAGACGGTCGACACGGCCCTCTCCGAGACGTCCCGGACCGCGTTCACGGCCGTCGCCACGTGCTTCGCCACCCCGGAGTACGACCTGGGCGTTTGGGGCATGTTCCGCGCCAAGCTCGACGTCCAGTACCAGTACGACGCGATCACGGCCCTGCGGGCCGGGCCGGCGTACTGGAACCCGAAGGCCAGGGCGCTCGCGGCGGGGCCGCCGTGGCCGTTCGTCGTCCGGTTCCAGGCGGTCGAGCGGAAGGCATCCGGGTACGGACTGATCCAGCAGGCGGCGGCCGCCGGGAAGCCGCTTCACGCCCTCGACGTGGAGGGGGACAAGGTCCAGCGGGCCGTCCCGGTCGCGTCGATGTACGTGAACGGGAAGGTTTACCACCCGCCGCCGTCGCGCCCGTGGGTCGTCGAACTCGAAGACGAACTGTGCCTTGCCGCCGGGACGAAGGTCCTGCTTATGAGAGGCGAAGTAGAAGTTGAAAAGGTCCTAACGGGAGATTATGCTTATACGAGGTCTGGCTGGCGGCCCGTAACATGGGCCGGTCAGACACACCCCGGGGCGAAGCTGTGCGAGATCAAAACGGCAGGTGGGTTCGTGATCCGGGTCACCCCGAGTCATCCGATATTCTGTCCGGGGTCAGGATTCATTCCGGCCGGACGCCTTCGGGCCGGGTCCGCCTTGTTGCGGTGTACCGGGGTATCGTGTTCCGATCTTACCCTGACGGCGGGCACAGGTACTTTGAGGGCATGGTCGCCGGCCGATTCACCGGCCTACATCACTACGCCTACGAATGCGAAGTCGGTCCCGTCCCGCCCGGACATCACGTTCACCACAAGAACAGGGACCCGGGGGACAACCGAATTGACAACTTGGAGTGCCTCCCTTCGGGAGATCATCTCGGCCGGCACCGGCCCGACTTTTCGCCGCCGGAACGGGTCGATAGGACGTGCGGCGTTTGCGGGGTCGTCTACTCTGCCGGCAGCCGAAAATCCGAAACGTGTTCCAAGAAGTGCGGAAACCGCCTTCAGCTTCGGCGTGGCCACAAGGCCATTTACGGCGGCACCTGTGTCGTCTGCGGGGCTGCCTTCCGGACTGGAAAGAAGACGGCTCGGTGCTGCGGCAAGAAGTGCGCCGTCAGGCTTGCCTGGAAGAGTCGCAAGCCTGGTTCTTGACGAAATCGTTTCGGTCTCTGCCGTTCCCGGCCTTCACCCGGTCTACAACTTGTCGGTCGCCGATGACCCGGAATACTTCGCTAACGGAATCTTAACTCACAACTGCGTCTTCCCGAACGGGACGTACAAGGACCAGGCCGACTGCGTGGCGTACGCCGGGTACCTGGTGACGCACGACAAGCTGCTGCGGGCCGTCGCCCGCGACCGCCCGATGGCGGACCCCGGGGCGGACGACCCGCCGCCGGGGGCGCCGACCGTCGACGCGGACGGGAACCCGGTGCCGCCGGCCGGGAACACGTTCACGGTCAGCGTGGGCGGCGGGGACGTGACGGTCGAGTTCCCGCAGGACGACGGGTGGCTCGGCGGGTGGAGGTGAGCGGATGGCGACGGACCTACTGACGGGCGGGCCGCCGGCGGCCCCGGACTCGCCCTTGGGGGCCGACCCGGTCCTGACCGGGGACCCGGCCCGGCTGTTCCGGGTGATGGTGGTCGAGCACACGACGCCGCCCCCGCGGGCGGCCGACGCCCGGCGGCCAGGGCGCCGGGAGTGCGTAACGTTCCGGCTGACGGCCCCGCGGGTGATCCTGGCCGAGATCAACACCCACCGGGTGCTCAGCAAGTCGTCGGAGTCGTCCCGGGCGATCCCGTACGCGAACCGGATCGGGCAGGCCGACCGGGACCCGTACCGGCCCCTCTCGCTCAACCGCAAGGGGCGGGGGATGGCGGCCGGGGCGGCCCTCGACGACGCCGGGGCGCGGCTGGCGGCGTCCATGTGGGAGTACGTCCGGGCGGCGGCCCTCTACGCCTGTCGGGCGCTCGACGCGGCCGGGCTGGCGAAGGAAGAGGGTAACCGCCTCCTGGAGCCGTTCGCGCTCTGCCGTACGGTCCTGACCGGGACGGACTGGGCGAACTTCTTCGCGCTCCGGACGCACGAGGCGGCGTCGCCGGCCTTCCGGTACCTCGCCCGGGCGATGTACGTGGCGTACGCGCGGAGCACGCCCCGCCCGCTGAACTACGGGGACTGGCACCTGCCGTTCGTCGGCGAGGCCGACCGGGCCGCCGCCCTGGAGTACACCGGCCGGCAGCGGTTCGCGGGGGCCGTCCCGGACGTCGGCCGCCACTTCCGCGGGCCGGCCGACTACCACCTGTGCCGGTGGTCGGCCGCCCGGTGCGCGCGGGTCAGCTACGGCCTGCTCGACGGCCGCCCGTGCACCCCGGCGGCCGACGACGAGACGTGGGCGTCCCTGGTCGGGCTGAGGGGCCGGGCGCACGAGGCGGCGACGCTCCCGCCGGGCCGGATTGGCCCGGGGGCCGCCGCCCGGTGGGACGCCGACCCGGTCCACGCCAGCCCGGCGGAGCACCAGGGGTCGCCGCTCCACCAGGCGGCGGAGGTGGTCGAGCCGGGCCTCCGGAGCAACCTGAGCGGGTACCTCCAGTTCCGCCGGGTCCTCGGCGGTGAGACGGTCCGGGCGTTCGACCCGCCGCCGGAGGTCGTCGCGGAATGGGCGGCCGCGGTTCCGGCCGAGGTGTTCAGCGACGCCGACATCTACTGACCCGGCGCATGCCGTGCACCGGGGCCGAACGGGACGACCCCGGCGGCGGGTAGCGGCCGGGCGGGGTCCGGGAAGTATCCCGGATTTCTTATTGACGCGTGGAGAGACATACCGTATACCTCTATCACCGGGGCGACGTGACCCGGGGACGCAACGGGGGCCGACATGGCCGGCAAGCTGAGCGTGGCGGAGGCGGTCGCGGAGTGGGGCCGGATCACCCGGGAGCACGCGGCCTACATGGCCGCGGCGACCGCCCGGCTGGCCGCCCTAGCCCCGTCGCCCGCCGACGTCAAAATGATGGCCGCCGTCGCCCTGCTCCACGAGTCCCTACCGGGGGTCATATCCGCCCTGCGGGACCTGGGGCTGTACCGGAGTGACTGTCCGATCGGGGACGTCGCCCTACTCGCCGCGATGATCCCGGGGGCCTGAGTCCGCCAACCGGGGGCCGGTCACGGCGGCCGCGTTCTACGCGCCGGGGATCGTCGCGAACGTGCACCTGATTTACATCCTGCCGCCGCCGCAACCGGTTGCGCGATAGGGGGCGACTGCCGTGGTCGACCTAAAGCTGAAGGCCGTCGTGGCCTGCGAGTCGACGGCGTCGTGAGCCAGATCGTATCCGACTGGTTGGCACTGGTTTGAAAGTGACTGGAGGACGCCGGGCATGGGTAGGCCGACGCGGGTGCGACTGGTGACCCGGCACCCGTATCCGCCGCGGCTGCGGGTGGATCGGGAGGCGGTGGTGCGGCTCCTCGGGGCCGGGCCGGTGCTGGGCCTCGACGCCGGAGAGCGGGCCGCGGCCATGCTGGGGTGGACGCTCGACCGGTGGTGGGCTGCGGTCGACGGCTGCCCGTGGGTGACGTGCCTGGCCTGGGGGCCGTCGGGGTGGCGGCTGACGGAGGCGGGTCGGCTGGTGTTAGCCAAACTGGGGGGAGGGGTAGCGTGAGGCCACGGCACATGGACCGCCCGCCGGTCGACTACCTGCGGGACCTCGTGTACCTCGTCGGGCTGTGGCCGGACGCGGTTGCCGGGCTGGCCGTCGACCGGGAGTTTCGCGGCCGGCTCGCGGCGTGGCTACGGCGGCTGTGGCGTGCGATGACCGAGGGGTCGACCGATGACCGAGCGTGAGAGCTTCCTCGCCGCCATCCGCGCGGCCCCGCATGATGACCTGCGACGGCTGGCATTCGCCGACTGGCTCGACGAGCACGAAGAGCCGGAGCGTGCGGAGTTCGTCCGCGTGCAGGTCGAGTTCTGGGACGCAATGTGAATTTCGACGAGGGTGGCGAGGAATCGGGCGAGGAGAGTTGACCGCGCAGCCGGTTGCGGCCGGGGAATCCGGGGCCGCCCCCGGATTTCTTCTTGACGTCACGCGGTATATGGCGTATACCTTTATTACCGGGGCACGGTGCCGCGGGGAGTCGGGGCGGAGGGGTTGAGATGATCACGGCTATCCTGATCCTGGTCGCGGTCCTGGTGGCCGCCGGGGCGGTCTTCCTGACCTACCGGGCGGTCACGGGCGAGTCGATGGCCCGCCTGTGGGTCCTGACCGGCGGGTTCGACGCCGCCTGGCGGGTCGTGGTGGTCCTGATCGACGCCGCGGTCCGCGTCAACCGGGAGTGACCGGGGGTGCCGGGTCCGCCTTCAACCACTAGACCGGGAGCGAGTCATGTTCGGCAAGCTGGCGAAGAAGTTGGCCGCGGCGCACGGGTACCCGGGCGGGTCGGGCGTGAACCCGCGGAAGCTGCTCCCGGCGGGGGCGGCCGAGGTCCCGGGGCAGCCGGGGCGGTGGCGGTGGGTCAAGCGGGGCGGGCACGCCGACGCCGCCCTGAAGGCCCTCCGCGGCCGGCTGGCCGCCGCCGGGTTCGTGAACGGCCCGGAGGCCCCGGCCTCCGGCAACTCCGCGGACGGCGGCGTGGTCTGGGGCGGGATCCGGTTCGTCAACGCGGCCGGCGACACGGTCGACGTCTCGGCCCACTACGGGGCGACGGCGGCCCAGAACCGGTTCGCGGCCCTCTTCACCCCGGCCGCGGCCGAGACCCTTGCGGCCGTCCCGGAGGACGTGCTAGGGTCCCTGTCGCCGCGGCCCGCCGGGGGCTGACCGGCCATACCGGGGTCAGGACGACCCGCCCACCGGAGGACGGATCACATGCGTCACACGCTCGCCTACGTCGTCGCCTACCGGGCCGCCGGCGGCTCCGGGGCCTGGTACCCGGTCGGGACGTTCCCGACCCGCCCGGACGCCGTCCGGGAGGCCGCCTGGCAGCGGGCCGCCCGCGGCCCGGCCGCCACAGTCCGCGTGTTCGGGTGGGCGGAGTACGCCGCGACCGCCCGGGCCGAACCCGTCACCCCCGAGGATGATTCATGCCCGCGATCGCGCGTACTGTCCGCGTAACCGCCCTGACGCCGGGGCAGGCAATCTACGCCCCGGACGTCTTCCCGGTCGCCCTGTGGGCGACCGTCGACGCAGTCCACCCCGACCCCGACCGGCCCGGGTACCTCCGCCTCGCCATCTCGACGGCCGACGGGACGGCCGCCAGCCACGCCCTCCGGGCCGACGGGGTCGTCCGCGTCCGGGAGGCCGACCCCGGCGGCGGCATCTGACCGCCGGCTCTCTGAAAGGAATCCGGGGACGGCCCGGATTTCTTCTTGACGTATCGCGGTACACACCGTATACCTTTATTACAGGGGGACGTGACCCCCGGAGACCCCGAACCGGAGACCCGACCATGACCGCCGCCGTGACCGCGACCGAGACCGCCGCCCCGCTGACCGCCGCCGCCGTCGCCGGCCACGTCAACCGTGAGACCCGCAACGCCCTGGCGGTCCAGTTCATGGACCAGGAACTGGCCGCCTTCCACGCCGCCCTGGCCGCGGAGTACGGCGACCGGCTGACCACCTTCACCCTGAAGGCCAATTACGGCCCGAACCCCGACGCCGAACTGACAGGCCGGAAGGTGGACGGGCGGGTCGTCTCCGCCTCGATCGAGGGGAAGCGGACGGGGTTCTCGACCGCCCGCTACACCGGGGCGTTCACCCTCCGGGTGCAGGTCGGGTACGGGAAGGCGAAGGCTTACCCGCTGAACGCCGCCGGCCGGTTCAACCACGACAAGGCTGCGAAGTGGGTAGCCGAAGAGGCGGCCGCCCAGGTCGCCCAGGAGAATAGCCGGCTGGCGGCCGCCGCCGCCAGCGAGCAGCGGGCCGACGCCGCGGCCGCCCTGAACGCGAAGTTCGGGCTGACCTACGGCGGCCGGGTCGAGGCGGCCGCCTACGGCGGGCAGGTTCACCTCGGGCTGGACCTGACCCCGGAGAAGATGGACGCCGCCCTGGCGGCCCTGAAGGCGGCCGGGGTGATCTGACCCGCGCAACCGGTTGCGGCCGGGCGCACGGGGCGTCCGGCCTCTACGGCCCGAACGGAGCGGATCGATGGGCGGCAGAATGACCGACGAGGTGAAGGCCCGGCTGGCGGCGGCCGCGGCCGCGGCCGCGAAGCGGGGGCGGGCGACGTTCGCGGGGTACGACCCGCTGTGGCTCCGGATGGCCCTGGACATGTTCCTGGACGACCCGGACGCCGGGCGGTGCGGGTACGTCAAGGCCCGGGTGTCGGCGAACGGGCTGGACTGCGAGGCCCTCGGCATGGCGTGGACGTATTCCCCGGCGGTTGTCCGCCGGCGGCCGACCCCGGCCGAGAAGCGGCTCCAGCCGGCCCCCGGGGTGTGCTACTTCGCCCGCGTCCGCCGGCTCCGCGCGGACCAGGCGGCGGCGCTGACCGCGGCGCTGCCGTGGCGGCCGTACCGGACGACGGCCTACGCCGGCCCCGGGGACCCGGCGCGGGCGGCCGACGTCCCGCTGTTCCGGGCCGCTGACCTGTTCCGGCTGTTCGCGATCCTGTTCCCGGTGGCCCGCCGGGACTTCCACGGCGGGGTGGCGGTCGACGCCGACAGGCTGCGGGAGCAGATGGACAAGCACGTGGCCGGGGTGACGGCTTTGGCGGCCATCCGGAGTCCCGGGGACGGCGCCCGGTTCCGGACGCTGGTCCGGCTGGTCGGGGACCGGTACGACGTCGCCCCCGGCACCGACCTGACGGTCCGGCGGGACGCGGCGTCGGGGGCCTGCTACTGGGAGCACGACGGTCACGCCCGGGGCCTGATGCCGGGCGGCGGGATGAACCCGATCGCGGTTTCGTTCTGCCCGGGCGACGGCCCGGGGTAACGGGAGGCGGGTATGGAGTTCGACTGGACGGGGGTGGTGGTCCGGCACTTTCTGGTCCTGGGCCGCCGGCGGGGCGGGCTGTACCGGTGCGTCAGCCGGTGCGGCGTCCGGGTGACGGTCAACGCCGCCTCGCTGGAGGGCGGCATGGCGGCGGCGTGCGAGGCGTGCGCGACCGACGCCCAGGTCGCGTTCGGGCTGATCCCGCCCGGGGACCGGACCGACACCAAGCAGGGCCGGGGGCGGCTGCGGGTCGCCCTCGGCGGGGAACTCGGGCACTACCTACTGAGGTTCGAGGAGCGGAACATGATCGAGACCGAGCTACGCAACCTGCGGGGCGAATCGACCCGCCGCGACTGGGCGGACAACGCCGCCCCGCTGCTCCGGGAACTGGTCACCCGGTCGGGCCTCGGGCCGGACTTCGGGTGGAAGGCGTTCGTGCGAGACTGCCACGCCGCCCGCGGCCACGCCGGGGCCGCCCGGCACCCCGTCAAGGTCGTCGGCAACGAAGCCGGGCAGCGGCGGGTCGTCCTGAAGGTCAGCCCGGGCGGCGGGGCGTACACGTACGACGTCGACCTGCACACCGGGCGGGACGTGTCCTGGCAAACCGTCGTCGCGAAACTGACCGGGGCGGCGGAGGTGATGGCCGCCGGCCGGGCCGCCGACGTGCCGCCCGGGGGGCCGCCCCCGGCCCCCGCCGGTGGTCAGCCCCCGGACCCGGACCCGGCCCCGGCCCCGGCCCCGGGGTCCGGACACGCCCTCGGGATGGGGATCGGGCAACTGGAGGGCCTCCGCCGGAACCTGGACCGGGTGATCGCCGTGGCGCGGGACGCCCAGGCCAGCGAGCAACTGGTCGCCGAACTGACCGCCGCCGAGGCGGAAACCCGGGCCGTCGCGGAGCCGTACGCGGCCGACGCCGAGCGGGCCGAGCGGGCCGCCGAGGCCGCGGCCGCCGCCGCCCAAGCGGCGGCCGTCCGGGTCGAGGAACTCCGGCGGTCGCTCGCCGCGGCTGAGGCCACCCACGCGGACCTGTCCCGGAAGGCGGCCGACGCCACAGCCGCCGCCGACGCCGCCGAGCGGGCCGCGGCCCCCGCCGTC